CTTCGCATGAGGACCGGTGTCAGTCATTGGCAGACATTGGTCGATGGTGCCGTCTTTGCGAATGATGAAAGTGTAGGGCATTTGACCACCCGTATAGGAGCCAGCGGCATACTTGCTGGTGTCCTTGAAAGAGCGGCTAATCTCTGGTCCGGTCTCACCGAGTGAGTCTCCAACTTTATGCACCACCACCTTATCAATCTTTGAGATTTCTCTCATGCGTGGCTTGCCGTCATCGCACTCGGTAATCTTGTTAAGAACGTAGGTCATTTGCGGCTCTTCTTCCCGACGCACTTCCATCGTTTGCGCGAAAGGTTTAGAGGC